GCCACCTACACGGCACAGGGACTGAAGAAGGCCGACGCTGCCCGCAAGGCGGCACGCGAACACGCTGCCCTGCGTGACGCAGTCATCGCCGAAGCAAACAACAAGTAACCAAACACAAGGAGCGAAAACATGAGTCAATACGTAGAAGCAGCAGTCCGGGGCTTTGCCGCTGGGGCTGCAATTGGTCAGTTCCTGCGAGTGTACCTGACCGCCAGCAACACTCTGGCGCTGGCAGGTGCAAACGACTACGGCATCGGCACGATGGAAGACCCATCGACCGCTGCCAACGAGCAGGTCGGCGTGCGGCTGAACAGTGCGCAGGGAAGCCGAAAGTGCGTGGCCAACGGCGCGATCACTGTTGGCGACCCGGTGTATCTGGCTGCATCCGGCAAGGTCGGTGCAAGCGGCTCGGTTCGCTACGGCACCGCACTGGAAGCCGCCACGGCCGACAACGACATCATCGAGGTTTTGGTTGACGGCAACACCGGAGGCGTACAGCACCTGCGAGTGCGAACGACCACGGCTAACGTGAACGCCGGAGCAACCCTGCTGCCAGCGATTCCCGGCCGCAGCTACCGCCTCGTTGATGCAACGATGATTTCGATTGGTGGCAATGCTGCCGGTGCTACTGCGATCCGCATCACAGGCACTCAGTCTGCATCGTCCGTGCAGCTGGTGAGCAACACGGTCGGCGCACTGACCCAGAACACCCGCGTTCTGGCTGGCGTCACGGCCAACTCCAGCATCCTCGCTGACGGTGCCTCGTTCACCGCTTGCGACGCCAACACCGCGATCACTCTGACCGCATCGGGCACACTGACCACGTCCACTAACATCGACGTGCTGCTCAGCTACGTCGTCGACGCCTAATAACCAAAACTGAAAAAGGAGCTTTCTCATGCCATCACCCACCAGTGCATTAACCACACTGCGGCCAGACTTGGCCAGCTTTTTGGAGTTCGACCTTGAAAGCGACCGCCTCGGCTACGTCGCCTCGCAGGTCTTTCCCGTTGTCGAAGTTGCCAGCCAAGCTGGCGTTTTCGGCGTGATCCCTGTGGAGCAGTTGCTCCAGCAGCGGACCACCAACCGAGCGCCCGGCAGCGGCTACAGCCGCGGCAGCTTCACCTTCACCACTGCCAGCTTCGCCTGCGAAGAACACGGTGCAGAAGAGCCAGTCGACGACCGACAGGCGAAGATGTACCGCGACTACTTCGACGCCGAGCAGATTTCCACTCTGCGGGCATTTTCCGCCGTTCTGCGAAATGCCGAGCAGCGAGTTGCCGACGCCGTGTTCAACCCGACGACTTGGAACGGTGCGGCACTGACGACCGGCATCACCGACGAATGGGACGACGTTGCCAACGCCGTGCCGATCACCAACGTCGACGCAGCGGTCAAGAGGGTTTGGGACAATTCTGGTCTTTGGGCGAATGCCCTGATCATCAACCAGAAGGTCTTCCGCAACCTGCGTCGCTGTGCCCAAGTCATCGACGCCATTGAATCAAGTGGTGCTGGTGACCCGTCCAAGCAATCGGACATCACCGCCGACCAGCTGGCTCAGGTCTTCGGTCTCGACTTTGTGTTCGTCGCTGGTGCCAGCCGCAACAGCGCCAAGGAAGGCCAGACCTTTGCGGCATCGCAAATCTGGTCGGACGAGTACGCAATGGTCTGCCGCGTTGCAACCTCGGCCGACATGGCTGAGCCTTGCATCGGCCGGATGTTCCACTGGTCGGAAGACGGCAGCAGCCCTGGCGGCACTGTCGAAAGCTACCGGGACGAAATCGTCCGAGGCAACATCATCCGAGTTCGCCACGATGTGGACGAAGTCGTGCTGTATCCTCAGGCCGGTCACTTGCTGAGCAACATCACCACTTAGTGATTGGAGACGGCAACCGTGGCGAGTCGGTTCGACACCTATTTTCAGACTTCCGGCTTCGTCGGATTACTCGCCGAATTTGGCGAGCCGGTCGTCTATTTTTTCGCCGGAGGGGGTTCGCGCTCAGTTGCCGCCATTCTCGAACGCAACCCTCCGGCTATTTTCGATCAGGCCGGGAACCCAATGCAAATTGAGATCGTGATGCGAGTGCGTCGGCACGCCGTCAAGGGCGTTCTGAGCAACGAAGTTAATCGCGGTCTCGATTCGGTTGAGATTCTTCGCCGGGTCGATGATTCAGCGGCGACCCGGTACACGGTCGTCCGCAAATTGGCGGAAGATTCTGGCGTCATCACGTTGGCCCTCAGCGGCAGCGGAGGTGCGTAGTGGCAACGGCAATCAGCGAGCAAATTATCGCCAAGGTGCGAACGCGGCTGGCAAACATTACGACGACCGGAGGCTACGAAGTCACCGTCTCGGAAGTCGTGCGGCCGACGCGGTTTGGCGGGTTCCGGCCTCAGCATCTGCAAATCGTCGTCACCCAGGGAACGCTGAGCAAGAATCAGGAACTGAGCGTGCCCGGCAATCCGCCTGCCACGGCCTACGACATGGAGATCACCATTGCGGGCCTGCTGATGCCAACCGAGGCGACGCTAACGAAGATTGACACCCTGCGGAATCAGTTCGCGGCCGACTGCATCAAAGCGATCTGCACACCGCAGGCCAGTTGGCACAACTGGGACACGCTGGCCATCGACACGCAGATCGGCGACATCGACGACGTCACGACGGAGGAGTCCAGCGGTTTTCGGTTTCCGCTGACCGTGACCTTCCGCACGACCGAGAACGACCCTTACACATCGAGGACGTGATGGCAGTCACGATGAAACTGGACGCCGAGTCGCTGAATCGACTGGGCAACATGCTGAGCGGTATCAAGGGCGGGCTCGAAAAAGCCATGGCACGGGCGTCTCGCCGCGTCGCCAAGCAGGGCGTGACGTTCATCAGCAGTGACATCCGCGAGAAAGTGGCCATCAAAAAGAAGGAACTCGACAAGCGAGTCCTGCACGCCAAGCAAAAAGGAAAAACCGGCCAGACGGTGACGCTCGAATACACGCCACGGTTCCCGCTGAAATATTTCGGCGCGAAGCAAACAAAAAAAGGCGTCACCTACAAGATTCCCAAGTCAGGCAAGAAAAGCCTGGCACGCGGAGCGTTTGGACCGGAAATTCCACGACTTGGCCGGCAAGTCTTTCGGCGCGTTGGTGCCAGTCGCCTGCCGATTCAGCCGCTGTTCGGTGTCTCGCCTTGGGGCACGTTCATGGTCAACAAGATGCTGGAACCGACCAAGCAGAAACTACAAAAGCAGTTTGCCCTGCGGGTGATGTCGGAGGCCCGCTATCTGATTGAACAAGAACGAAAACGGAAAGGAAAATAATCCATGCCACTACTTCGCCGAAAAAGCGTACTTGCTGCCAAGATTGAATCAACCAGCGGAACGGCCGAAAGCCTTGCCGCTGCAGATGCCGCGTTTAACGTCTTCGACCTGACGATGACACCGACTATTGCGATGACGCCGCGGCCCAGTCAAGGCAGTTTCAGCAGCCTGCCAGCGGTGCCGGAACTGTACGGCGGCACCTGCACGTTCCGAACGGAAGTGTACGGCAGCGGCGCGGGCGGTGTCCCCGGCTGGGCATCCACCTTCCTGCCTGCCTGCGGCTGGACCGCGGCCGGTGGTGTCTTCACGCCGAAGTCGGAAACGCCAGGCAGCAACGTGAAGACACTAACCATCGGAGCCTACATCGACGGCAACCGGATGCTGATGCGCGGCTGTGCGGGCACGTTCAGCATGACGTTTGAGACTGGCAAGATTGCCGTCATCAATTGGACCTTTACTGGCGTCTGGGGTGGTCAGTCGGCTGTGGCCTTGCTGGCCCCAACCTACCCGACAGCCCTGCCGCTGCGAGTTGGCAACGCCACGTTTACGCTGGGCAGTTGGACCCCTTGCTTCCAGTCCATGACCATCGACGCCGGCAACACCGTCGTGCTGCGGGAGTGTGCAACCAACACCGATGGCAGCGGCTACGCCGCGGCAATCATCACCGACCGCCTGCCAACCGGCACGATTAACCCAGAAGCCGAAGCGGACGGCACGAAAGACAACTACGACATCTGGACCAGCATGACCGAGGAGGCGTTGGCGTTCGACCTTGAAAACGCCACCGACAAATTCGCGATTGCAGCCCCCAAACTGCAACGCACTAACGTGGCAGCTGGCGACCGAAACGGCGTATTGACCGACGAGATCACATTCCAGCTCAACAAGTCGGCTGCGGCTGGCAACGACGAGCTTTCCCTTACTTTCTCGGCACCGTAATCAAACACCATTAACCAACGGAGGAACCAATGGGGCGAGCATTGGAACCAGGCGAAAAGTTCCCAATTGTTTTGGACTGGGACAAGGACAAACCGGAGGCCCAGCGGCCGACGATTTACACCTTGGCCCTGTCGATGCGAAGGCAGGAGCGGCTGGGCCAGCTGCTGGACACCGTGCCGCAGTCAGGCAGCACGCGGGAACTGTTCGACGCACTAGAGCAAGGCCTGAGCGAAGTGATCACCGGCTGGCGAAACTTCCGCGACCCCGCAACGGACGCGGAAATCCCGTACAGCCGCGAGGCAATCAAGGACGTTTTCACCACGGCCGAGGCCTATGAGGTTTTTCGCATCGTCCTGGCAGGCGGAAACGTCAGCAAGGAGGAGGAAAAAAACTCCGCGTTGCAGCCCTGATCCGGCAGGGGCTGCTGTGCAAAAGTTGCACGGCGGGCAAATGCCACGACGTTCCATCGGAACTGTCTAGCGTGTCCATTGCCTGCACGTCGTGCAACGAAGCCGGATGTAATGAATGCGGGCAGGCTGGTTATATCGAACTGACCAGCTGCCCAAAACGGATGATTGACCGAAAGACGCTGCAGGCAATGCGGATGGCCGACCTGATGAAGGAAGGCCTGCCGCCAGTTGCCGGTGGCGTCCTCGACCAGTCGGCGTGGTTTGTTTCCTTTTACGAGTGTTTCCGCAGCGAACAGAATCGGGCGGAAGCGGAAGCGTACAGGCGAGCGTAAGCGATGGCAGCGGAATCCGTGCAAATTGTGCTTGAGGGAGTGGACAAGGCGTCGCCCGCTTTTGTTGCCGTTGCCGGATCAATGAAGCGAACGGCTGACACCGGCCAGAAGCTGTCAGGGGTGTTCGGCAAGATTTTCGGATCGCTCGGGCTGGACCAACTGCAAGGCTACACTGGGCAATTCGCCAACTTGGCCGGGCAACTCAAGGAACTCGGAGACGCAGGCGAAAAGGGCGGCGCGGGCATGATGGCGGCCAAGGCCGGAATTGTGGCCGCAGTTGCCGCAGGAACTTATCAAGTCGGCAACATGATCGCCGACTGGATTATGCAGACCGAAGCGTGGCGGGAGCGATTAAAAGAAACATTTGACGAGGCAAGCAAGCAGGCCGATTTTCTGACCAAGAAACGCCGCGAGCAATTCGACTTGGCATTTGAAACCGCAAAACTTGGCACGCCTGAGCAGCGGCAAGCCGAGATGACAGCACTGAGCCAGCAGGTCAGCAAGGACACGGTCTCGCAAGCCAGCACGCTAAAAAAGGCAGTTGCCGACCTTGAAGCCGTTCAGGCCAGCAGAACCGGGACGCGACTGGACGACAACAGCGGCTATCAAGAGGAACTGGAAGCAGCGACCAAGCTGGTGGAAATCGAAACCAAGCGGCTGACGGCACTGCAAGAACAACAGCAGCAAATCAAGGACTTTTACTCGCTGCCCTCCGAGGCCGAGCAGGAACTGCAAAAACGCCGCGACTTCCTTGCCAAGGAAAAAGAAGGCAACCAGCAACTCAAGCAGTTGCAAATGGAAATTGACCGCATTCGAGATCCCAAAAAGGCCGAGCGGGAACAGGTGCTGGCGAAGGCGGCAAACGAATGGCAGCGGGAAATGCTGACCAATATGCTCAACATCCGAGAAAAGGAAGAGCAGAAAATCAAAGACCAGGCTGCCGCGTACGACGAACTGCGGCAAGCAATGGAAGACGGCCGAGAGGAGCTTGAAGCAAAGCTCGAGCTAGAGGGAAAGATTGCCGAAACGCAGAAGCAACTGGCCGACGAACAAAAGAAGCAGGACGACGAACTGGCCAAGAAGTTGGGGACACCCGCGCCGCAGCTGCAGGCCATGCAGTCCCGCCTGCTGTCCCGCAGCGGCCAGAGCAACACCGCCGAGCGGCAGGCCAAGGCCAATGAGAAGGTTGCCGAACTGACGGAAAAGATTGAAACGCTGCAGCGGGAGCAGCAATCCCTGCTCGAAGACATCCGCAACAATACACGCAACACGATCAAGGTGGTGACCTGATGGCCGTGCGATTCGTTGACCAGCTTTACAGCAGCGGAATCAAGACGCAAGTAGACGACCGTGGCTGGACCACGGCCACGGCTCAGATTCGTTTTAACGCCTTCGTGGAGACGCCAGACGATAACGAAGTCACGGTCAAGGCAGACGCACGGATTCCCTACGAAAAGTCGCGGCACCCGCTGTTTGCCAGCCTGTCCTGCAGCGGCATCAGCGTGGACCGTCGCGGCCCGCTGCATTTTGAAGTCTCGGCCGATTACACGTCGCCACCCTACAAAGACAACCCTGGGCAGGGTCCCGGCGAGCAGCAGGGTCCGCTGAGCCAGCCCACGCAGGTCAGCTACTTCACAATCACCAGCGAAGAACCGATTGACGAAGACATTAACGGCAGCCCGATTACGACTGCCTGCGGCGAACCTATCAGCGGTATCACCCGCCCGATTTCAGATCTCGGCGTTCGCCTTGCCAAGAACTTTGCCACGTTCGACCCGGCAACCTTCTATCAATTCATTGACTGCGTGAACTCGGACACATTTATCGGGTTCCCGCCAGGCACATTGCGGATCGCCAATATCAGCAGCGATGAGCAGTTCTACACCGACGAAAACGGCAACAGCGTCCCCTATTGGTCGGTCAACGTGGAAATTCACGCACGCAAGCCATACCGCACGACCAACGAGAAGGCATGGTGGAAGCGAGTCCGTCATGAAGGCTACCAAGTGCGAACCAGCACGTTTACGCCGGTCGGCTCGCTGTTTGCCGTCGTGCGTGCCGTGGACGCCAACAAGGAGCCGGTCAGTCAGCCAGTCCAGCTTGACGCAAACGGATTCAAGCTCGCCGACCAATCGCAAGCCACTTGGCGCGAGTTCAAGGTCTTTTCTGAAGTCAGTTTCGCAAGCATGGGATTCTAAGCCTAGGAGCCAAACAATATGCCGATCACCGTTATCATCCCGTCTGGGGAAATCATCAATTCGCAGGTCAACAGCAACGCCGGAATCGAGCGAACCAAGCTGGCGACCGAACAACTCAAAGACAACATCCCGCTCGAACTGGTGCGGGTTTGGGATGCGTTTCAGACGTCCCTGCCGACCACGGCGGCCAGCGACGATCTCGGCCTCATTCCTGGCACCTGGGCAACCGATGCCATCACCATCCAAACCAGCGATGCCAAGAACACGACCGTCACCCAGCGTGCACGGTTTGTTTATCGCCTCCCGATGAACTACGTGTCAGGCCAGCCGATCAGCGTAATTGGCTGGGCGGGCATGCGGACCACCGTCGCCAACGGCACGGCCACAATCGACTTTGAGGCTTACAAGAAAAACGACAGCACGGCAGGGGCGGGCAGCGATCTGGTATCGACTGCGGCCACGACGATCAACAGCTTGACCGCATCCGACAGGGTATTTGTGATCGACCCAACCGGCCTCTCTGCAGGCGATGAACTGGACGTTCGGGTTACGATTGCCATCACCGACAGCGGCACCGGCACGGCCGTCATCGGGCGGATCATGAAACTCTACATGCTGCCGAGCGTCAAGGGTTAAGCACTTGGAAGCATTTGGCCTGACAGAATCCGCGGCCCGCTGGGCAACCGAGCAGGCAAAGCTGCGAACCGGTGGCGAGCCACCCGGGCGAGGCCCGACGTTCCGCGAGCCTACCGACGAGCGGTTGCTGTTTCGCAACGACAGCGGCGAAATGATTCCGGCTTACGGGATTGTGCGGGTTACGGGATACGTCGAAGCCAACGGGCGAAACATGGTCACCGTGACCAAGCCAGCAACGTCGGTCGGTTCGTTCATTGTCAACGGCCGCGAGGAAGTGCTGGCCAACGAGTATGGCTACGGGTTTGCCGGGCCGGTCGTGCGGGTGACCTATCACTCAAGCGATTCACCCAATCCCGGCAATATCCTCGGCGTCGATGGGTTTCAGGCCCGCAGCTATTCCAGCGGCCAGCCGGTGCTCGACATCGTCATTCTCGGCGTAATTGACTCGACCAACCGGATTGCCTTTGCGCGGCTAGTGCCGGTGCAGCAGCTGATGATCAAGGCACCGTCTGGCGGCATTCCTGGGCGAGTCGGGACGATGATGCAGGGAGCCATTTGCGACGTGATGGTCATGAGCAGCGTCGACCAGCTGGCAACGTCATCCGTCCAGCTGAAGGTTTACAACTGGTCCACTTCGTTGGCCTGCGCCAACGGCGACCGCTACGGCATCGCCGGGCTAATCAATGGCAAATGGCACATCATCGCCGAAGATTGCAACGACGAGGGCAGCACGACTCAGGCGGGCACTGGATCGGGCACAGGTGGCCGGATTGGCGACGCAATCGATACAAGCACAGTTTCGCCAGTCGTCGGCATCGGTGTCGGTGGTCAGGTTCTCTACTCAGGCGGAACGGCTCCAATTCCATAAGGTAGAAGTAAATGCCAACATTCACAAAGTTTTACTCATTCGTCGAAGCGGTACACGAAAAGGTCCACAACCTTGGCTCGGACACGCTACGCGTTATTCTCACCAGCGACGCGCCCAGCCTGAGCTGGACGCAGCTATCCAGCGTGACCGGCCAGCTATCGACGGCCAATGGTTACACACAGAACAACAAGCAGGTTTCGCAGACTTCCAGTGGACAATCGAGCGGCTTGTATACGCTGATTGTGTCAGACGTTTCTTGGACGGCCAGCGGGGGCAACCTTGGCAGCGGCTCGTTCAGGTACGCGATTATTTACAACGACACGGCAACCAACGACGAACTGATTGGCTACATCGATTGGAGCTACCTGATCACCGTCGCAACTGGCCAAACATTCACAATCGACTTCGACCAAGTTTCCGGCCTCTACTACGCGAGCTAAACATGGTCGGACTGCTTGGATGCGGATGCTGCGGGGGTGGTGGCGGTGGTGGAGGTGGCGATCCCCCCGCGTCTTGCACTCGTTGCGATGGTATCTACTTTGGATACCCGGCAGATCGCGAGCCGTTCGTCGACGACTTTTCCACAGTGCGGCCGAATCTCCAGCTGCGCGGATCGCTGGAACATCAGGGGCCGGTTGCGCCGGTTGCGCCAAACGCAATCACGGACTACATCAGGGGCGGGAAGCTGTATGCGTTTCGCTCGCCGTTTATCGTCTACACAGATCCTGATCCGTTTTTCGGTCAAGGATTGCGAGCCATTCCGCCCAAGCCTTTTCCGAACAGTGCAAGCTGGCGTCAGCCGTGGGCCTTGGTGAGGCGTCGTCAGGACTTGTACTTTCCAGCTACGCCTGTGCGCAAATACAGTTTCAAGCTGAACGTCAACTACCCGCAAAACACGCTACCTTTTCTCGGCGGCAATGCGCCTTGGGCTGTGCTTAAAACGGGGGTTTTTATGCGTGTCTGGTTCGGTGCACCAGAAACCAGAGCGTTTGATCAAGAGTTCTTTTCGTTTACGGTTTTCGCCCAAAACCTCACCATCGGCTCAGATTCCAGCCCAAACGCAACGCTGGCGGTAGGAATTAGCCAAACGAATCCGCAGCGAAGTGTTAAGCCTGACCGCTCGCCAACATTTAAGGCTGGTGTAACGGTGCCTTGGGGGCTGGTGGAACTGCGATTAGATGTCACTTGGAGCCCGATTTCTAAATCAGGCGTGAGGGAATATTACGTCAACGGCGTTTTGCAATTTACCGAGACGTTTACCGGATGGCTTGCGCCGACAGTGCCTGGACCAAACTGCGACAGCTTTTGCAATTTCATTACCGACATCGACACTATCGAGCCTTGGCCGGGCCAGTTTAACCCGGTCATTTGGTGGCGAGGCGGCGTTCCCCCGCTTGAAGATTTCGCGCGAGGCAATCAAGGGTTTGTAGGTTCCCCAGGCCCGGCTGCCTATGCGGCCGTCACATGGTCAGCCGCAAACAATCCGCAGGACCGTCTTTGGTTTGATGATTACAGCTTTGATTGGTCAAACGTGTCAGGCCCAACCGTTCCATGACCCCCTGCATCCATCGCGGCCCAGTCGTGTTCGACCTGCCCAATCGGCTCTGCGGTCTGCGTGGCCAGCTGGAGCCGGTCTATCGCTGCCGACTGCATACGATTTGCACTCACCGAAAGTACAAGCACGGGCAGGCCGAGCAGGTTTGCTTGGCTTGCGACGATTACACCATCACGGAGGCGAGGAATGCCAGAGAAGACGGCCCACCGATTGGCAGCTGAAAGACTGTGTCGCAAGTTCCCTGACGCACCATCGCGCACGCTGGCCAGGCGGATTGCGGCCGAGTGCAAGGTTACGGCCGAGCAGGCACGCGACGTAATCCGTGTCGTGCGTGGTCTGCACGGCAAAACGCACCAGGCACACACGCCAGACAAGTCGCTGTTCCGCAAGCCCAGCAGAAAACCGCACAAGCCCAGTCTGCCGCCAAGCCTGTGCGAAACCTGGGAACCGTTCGACCTGGGCTGCGATGTCACGGTTGGCGTCATCAGCGATCTGCACATTCCCTACCACGACCAGCAAGCCGTCGAGGCGGCGGTTGCCTACCTGAAGAAACGGAAGCCGGACGTGCTGCTGATTAACGGCGACTACGGCGATTGGTACAGCGTCAGCCGGTACATGCGAGACCCAAAAAAGCGACGGCTGAAACGTGAAATCAAAATGCAGCGGGATGGCCTGCAGTGGCTGCGGTCACAGTTTCCCAAGGCCCGCATCGTTGGGAAGGAAGGAAACCACGAGCTTCGCTGGAGCCACTACCTATGGAATGCTGCCGTGGAAATCAGCGAGTTTCCTCAAGTGCGATTGCCCAGAATCCTCGGGATGAAAACGCTGGGCATTGAGTACGTCGATAACCAGCGTCCGATCATGGCGGGCAAGCTGCCAATCTTCCACGGCCATGAACTGGGCAAGGGCATCAGCAGCCCTGTCAACGCAGCCCGAGGCGTGTTCATGCGGATGATTAGCACGGCACTGGTCGGCCACCATCATCGCACCAGCAGCCACACCGAGCCGAACTGGCGGCATGAGGAAATCGTCTGCTGGTCGACCGGATGCCTGTGCGGCCTGAACGCTGACTACGCCGTGATCAATAAGTGGAACGCAGGATTTGCGGTAGTCGAGGTTGCGGCAGACGGCCAGTTCCAAGTCGATAACCTGAGGCTGAATACCGACTACGCCGTCCGGTCTGGCTGAGCCTGGCATAACCCCAAAGAACGGTCAGCCAGCACTCGATGTCGTCATCATCATCGTCGTCGAACATTGCCCCGCCTCCCTGCCTGACCTGCTCGCCTAGGTCATTTTACAGGGGCCGGACTGGGGCGTTTGTTAATTCTTTCCCCACCTGAAAAGCCCGCCATTTCTGGGCCTTTTCGGAATTTCTGGATTTCTGGACAACTTGTGGCCGATAACCCTTGTACGCTGGCGAATGATGGTTATACTTAACGCATTACAACCAATCACAAGGACACGAAAATGAACGCAGTGGAACGAATCACCAGCAAGTTTGACCAGTTGCTGCGTCGCGAACTTGGCGACAATTACACAGCGGTTGTTGAGGCAAACAAAACCAGCGGCGACGTTTGCCACGCACACGACCACTGTGACGCAAACGAAATTATGGTCTGGGCGTTCACGCAGGTGATGGGATACGAACCGCAGCCGCTGGAAGACCAAGACGACACGATGCCAACCGACCAAGACATGATGGAATCGGCCTATAACATTTGGCGGAACAGCACAAAGTAACAATCAAAGGAGTGGTTAGTGAATGAGTTGGCACTATTCGCGGGAGCTGGTGGCGGAATACTTGGAAGCGTCTTGTCAGGATGGCGATGCGTTTGCGCCGTTGAGAGAGACGGATACGCCAGAAACGTATTGCTGGCGAGACAAAACGACCGAATGCTTGAACCTTTTCCAATATGGGATGACGTCTGCACCTTCGACGGCAAGCCTTGGCGTGGACTTGTTGACGTGGTATCGGGGGGCTTTCCTTGTCAAGACATCAGCGTTGCGAGAGCAATGTGGGGACGCGACGGCTTGGAAGGTGAGCGAAGCGGTTTATGGCGGCAGATGCTGCGAGTTGTTGGGGAGGTTCGCCCGTCCTTTGTTTTCGGCGAGAACTCGCCAGCTATCAGAACATCGGGACTGCAAGAAATCATTACAGAGCTTGCCGCCATCGGGTATGTATGCCGATGGATTTGTCTGGGAGCTGACGCTGTTGGATTGCATCACAAACGCAAGCGGCTCTGGTTCTATGCTGCCGACACCAACGGCAAGGGACTGGAAAGATACCTTCGGAATGAAGACCGAGCGAAAGGACGGAAAAAGCAGGCTGGACAGGCTGCCGATGCTTATTTTTCAACTTGCTCGTTCTGCGGGAATTTGCAAGAAGACAGCCTCGGAAAGTACGGGTGCCCTAACTGTTGTGGCGATGGACCTGGTGCAAATCGAGATTACTGGTCTGGACTATTGCCCCGAATTGCCGGAATGGGTAATGGGATGGCCAGTCGGGTGGACAGACTTAAAGCCATTGGAAATGGGCAAGTTCCAGCAGTGGCTGCTCTTGCATGGCAAATTTTACACATAGGCTAAATGTGATGATCCTCACCGCTCAAGACCTCGCCGCCCAGCTGCACGTCAGCAGTCAAACAATCACCCGCAACGCCACCAGGCACCGCATCGGGCGCAAAGTCGGCCGCCAGTGGCTATTCTCGCCCGAAGAAGCCAAGCGGCTGGCAGACCTGCTGCAGCGAAACGGCCAGCGGGACTGGTCGGCGATGGGCAAAACCGGGATGGCCAAGCGATGGAATCCGAGATAATCCCGAACGGGAATGCAGGCTTTCTAGTGGTCATTTTCTTCCCGAGCGGGTTTGCCGTTGACAATTGTTTTCTGGTGGGGATAATCCGAGGCATGAGAAAGGAATTCGCAGATTATTTGAAGCACGCTATTGATTCGCGCGGCTGGTCTCTGGCCAGAGCAGCGAGTGAAATTGGCTGCAGCCCCGCGTTCTTGAGCTACATTTTGCGAGGCAAGCGGTGCGTTTCTTTGGGGTTCGCGGTCAAGGCTGGCAACGCCCTCGGATTTGCCGTCGAAATAAAGCCCAAAAAAAAAGTCAAGAAACAGGCTTGACACTGCCGAAACGGTTATTATGTTTGTAATGGCGTTCACAAAAGTTAAGGAGAACAAGCTAATGGACACGTTCACAGAGCAGCGGATTCGCCTGCTGCAATTTGTGGCAACTCATGGCAGCTACAGCCCCGGCCTCATCTTGGAGGCCGTGGCATGACAGGACCAAAGCTACCCAAGACCCTCGACCTTGAAGAAGCGGTCCACCTGCACCGCGAGGCACTGCATGCCATCGTCGTTGACATGACCAAGTGGCTCACCCGGCAGCGAGATCGTTACCGCGCCAGCAGTCGCAGTTATTGCAACCACGGACACCTCGACCGCAGCGACTACATGCAGGCCCACGCCATCGCGTTCGAGCTTGCGGCCAAGCATCTGGCTGAACTGAAGGCGAAGCATGGAGAGAAGTCGGCCCGGTCCAGCTGCGTCATGCACCAGGCACATTCGGCGGACGGTCCATCGCCGCTGATGGCAGACCCGACGCCCGAGGAAATCCGCGAAGCCTGCGAGCAATTCCAGGCGGGCTGGACACCGGCCGAGCGTGAGACGCGGTCACACTATAAGCACGTTCCGGCATCTACGCCGGTCGTCA